AGGGCGAGGACACCGTAGAAATGGACGGGCGGCGCTTTTTCGTGCTTAAGACCTATGACATAGACGACGATACCATAGAGCTTACGCTTACGGACTTACGAAACAAGGACAAGGGGGCGTAGGCATGGCAGAGTTTAACACGACGGGGCTAGAGGACGTGATAGAGGCTTTTAGCAGGAGAGAGCAGGCTACCGTAGAGGCAGTGCCGAAAATGCTTAAGGCGGGCGCAGACGTGCTGGTAGAGGCACAGAAAGCAGAGGCGCAGGCTATGGGGCTGCATGAAACGGGCGGCTTTATCAATTCTATCAAGGCTACTGCGGTAAAGGGCGACAGCACGGAAAAGCATATTGACGTTTTCCCGCAGGGCAGGGCGAAACATGGAAACGACAGAAAGGGCGACAGAGGAAACGTGCGCTATGCGACTATCGGATTTGTGGCAGAGTACGGGACGAGCAGCCAGCAGCCACGCCCGTATATGACCGTGGCAAACGAAAAGGCGCATGAAAAGGTAGTAGAGGCACAGCGGGAAGTATGGGAGCGTGAAACGGGACAATGAGCAGCATAAAAGAGATTTTAGAGAGCGCAGGGCTGCCAGCACAGCGGGGCGTATATACTGGCAGATGCAAGCCGAAAGCCTATTATACTTTCCTGCGGCTGAATGGCGGCGCTGCCGTAAGCGCAGACGACGCAGAGAGCGAAAGCAAGGAAATGTATAGGGTAACGCTTTTCCATAAGGGCGACTATGAGGCACAGCTTAAGAAAACTCTGGAAGTGCTGCGGGCGGCAGATTTTTACATTAACAGCGTGGATATGGAGAGCTACGAAACAGAAACGGGGTACTGGCTAGTGCCTATCACAATCGAAATTTTAAAGGAGTGACAAGACAATGACAATAGGATTAAGAGATTTGTACTATGCGATTTGCACAGAGGCAGACGGCGTGGAAACCTACGGAACGCCTAAGAGAATGGCAGAGGCTATGACTGCCGATTTATCGGTAAAAACGGCAGACGGCAGTTTGTATGCTGATGATACATTGAGCGAGAGCGTGACGGAGTTTGCAAGCGGCACGCTTAAGCTGGGGATTAAAGAGCTTGCGCCAGAAGTGACGGCAGAGGTACTGGGGCAGGAAGTAGACCAGAATAAGGTAGTATGGGCGGGCAAGGACGACGAGCCGCCGTATGTGGCAGTAGGATTTAGGGCAAAGAAAAAGAACGGGGAGTTTCGCTATGTCTGGCTGCTTAAGGCAAAGTTTAAAATCCCGTCTGAAAAGTACGAAACAAAAGGCGAGAGCATCAAGTTTAACACGCCAGACATTGAGGCAGATTTTACAGCAAGGAAGAAAGACGGGCGCTGGAAAGCTGACTTTGTAGGTACAGAGGAAAGCGACGCAGCCAAAACGTGGTTTACAGCAGTGCCAGAACCAGCAGCAACAATACCAGCGGCGTAAAAACAGAATAAAGGGAAAGGAGAAAAGGCGCAGCGCATGGCTGCGCCTTAATTTGTTGATATGAGCGCAATTAAAGACGGCGGCTATACAGTAACGCTGAAAGGGAAAGAGTACAGACTTCTTTTTACCCTTAACGCACTGGACGAAATTCAAACGAAATTCGGCGGCTATGACAAGCTGGGCGAGGCTTTTAACCAGAGTAACCCAGACTGGGTAAAGGATACAAAATGGCTGCTTACAATGCTTATCAATGAGGGGCTTTTAGAAGAGGACGAGAACGCCCAGCTTTTCACAGAGCAGCAGATAGGCAGGCTGATACATATGGGAAATCTGGCAGAGGTACAGCGGGCTATTTTTGCGTCGTTTGCAGCAGGCACAGCAGGCGACGGAGAGGGCAGCAGAGATACCGAAACAGAGGACGACGAAGAGGCGGGGGAAATGAAAGCCGTGCAGGAAAGCTAGACACTGCACGGCTTTTGTATATCGCTATGGTGCTGCTGGGGTATAGGGAGCGTGAGGCATGGAGAAAAACGCCGTACCAGATTGTAACCCTATTCAGATACCACAAGGAATATAACCCGCACATTTTTAGGCAGGAACGGGCAGCAGTACCGCAGGCGGCAGAGGAACTGGACGACATTGACATAGCACTAGGGGGCTTTTAATTCATGGCAGACAAGACGGAGAACATCAAAACACGCCTGTCTTTTGACGGCGAGGCAGAGTACAAGGCAGCCTGCAAGGAAATTAACAGCACCCTAAAAGTGCTTAATTCCGAAATGAAACTTGTAACCGCTGAATATAGGGACAACGCCAACAGCGCAGAGGCGCTGAAAGCAAAGCAGAGCGTATTACAGCGGACATATGACGAGCAGGCAAAGAAAGTAAAGGAAACCGAGCAGGCATTAGAGAAATGCAGGCAGGCGACGGGGGAGAACAGCGAAGAGAGTAAAAAGCTGGAAGCACAGCTTAATTACCAGAGGACGGCGCTTGTAAGGACAGAGCAGGAGCTAAACAAGACCGCAGACGAGCTGGAAAAGGCAGAGAACGCCGCAGACGAGCTGGGGGAAGAGATAGAGGAAAGCGGGCAGCAGGCAGAGGCGGCAGGCGGCAAGTTTTCTGGGCTGGGCGGTATTCTGGGCGGGCTGGGCGGCGCTATGGCAAAGGGTGTGGCGCTTATCGGCACGGCTGCGGCTGCAATCGGCACGGCGGTAGTGGCAGGGCTGGGCTATGCCGTAAGCCAAGCGGACGAGGCAAAGGGCGCTTTAAATGATTTCTGCGCAGCCACGGGGACGGCTACGGACGACGCAGGGCAGTACAAGCAAGTCATGGAGAATATCTACAACGCAAATTTTGGCGAGGGCTTTGAGGACATAGCGGCGGCTATGGCAGAGGTACGGCAGCAGGCGGGCGACTTAGGGGCAGACGAGCTGGAAAAAATGACGACCAACGCATTAGCGCTGCGGGATACGTTTGATTTTGACGTAGCGGAAAGCACCAGAGCCGCCACACAGCTTATGCAGAAATTCGGCTTATCCTCTGACGAGGCGTATAACCTTATTGCGCAGGGCGCACAGAACGGGCTTAACAAGAACGGGGATTTGCTGGACGTTATCAACGAATACAGTAACCAGTATTCGCAGGCGGGGCTAAGCGCAGAGGATATGTTTAACTCTATCGCAAACGGCGCTGCTACTGGCGTTTGGAGCATAGACAAAATGGGCGACGCTTTTAAAGAGTTTAGTATCCGCATGAATGACGGCACGGCAAACGAATACCTTGAAAGTCTGGGGCTTAATGCGGACGAGGTAGTAGGGAAATTCCAAAAGGGCGGCGGCAGTGCAAAAGAGGCTATGAGCCAAGTAAGCGAGGCGCTTAAGAACTGCGACGACAAGACGCTACAGTATACGGCGGGCGTGGGCTTAATGGGTACTATGTGGGAAGATATGGGCGCTGATGCCTGCACGTCGCTTATGGACGTTGAGGGGCAGATAAGCAAGACCACGGACGCTATGGGGAAGATTAACGCCGTAAAATACGACACATTTTCAGAGGCTATGCAGGGCGCAGGCAGGATACTACAGACCAGCTTTATCATGCCGATAGGCGAGCAGGCGCTACCGATTTTCAGCCAGTTTGCAAACGAGCTGGCGCAGGGAGCGGCAGAGGCGGGCGGCGACATGGGGAAACTGGCGCAGAGCTTTGGCGACGCATTAGGCAACATGGTAAACGGGCTGGCAGAAATGCTGCCGCAGATTACCAGCTTTGCCGTAGAGCTTGTAAGCGGGCTTGTGGACGGCATTGTAGAGAGTGCGCCAGCAATCGTGCAGGCGGGCGTAGGCATGATTACGGGGCTTGTGGACGGCATTGTAGAGGCGATACCGACACTGGCAGAGAGCGCAACGGAGATAATAACAACGCTGATTAACGGCATTGTGGAGCTGATACCGTCGCTGGCAGAGGGCGCAGTACAGATTGTTGCGGGGCTGGCAAAAGGGCTGGGGGAGGCGCTGCCAGAGCTGATACCAAGCGTAATAGACGCAGTGCTTACCATAGTGGATACGCTGATAAACAACGTGCCTATGCTGATAGATGCAGCCTTGCAGCTTGTCACGGGGCTTGCAGACGGGATTATAGCGGCGCTGCCAGTCATCATAGAGAAACTGCCGCAGATTATAACCAGCATAATAAATGCGCTGGTAGAGGGCATACCGCTTATTTTGGAGAGCGCAGGCGACATTATAGTAGCGCTTGTGGACGGCATTATAGATGCAATACCGCTGCTTATTGCAGCAGTGCCGCAGATTATAGTAGCCATTGTAGAGGGGCTGGTAACGGGGCTGCCTAAAATCGTGGCGGCAGCAGGGCAGCTTGTGACGACGATTTTAGGCAAGCTAAAGGAACTGCCAGCACGGATACCGCAGGCGATAGCGGCAGGCGTGGAAAAAATAGCCGAGTGGGGCGCAAGCATGAAAGAAAAGGGCGGCACTGTCATTACAGAGTTTGTAACAAAGGTTATAGACGTTGTAAAAGAAGTGCCGCAGAAAATCTGGAACTGCATCATAGGCGCAGTTACCAAAGTGGCTACATGGGGCTTGAATATGCAGACCAAAGCGAAAGAGGTAATGAACACAATGCTTACAAATATCGTAACCATTGTGAAAGAAACACCCGCTAAAATCTGGAACTGCATCATAGGTGCGGTTACAAAGGTAGCCACATGGGGCGCAAATATGCTGGCGAAAGCCAAAGAAGTAATGAACACAATGCTTACGGCAATCGTAACTATCGTGAAAGAAACACCCGCTAAAATCTGGAACTGCATCATAGGCGCAGTTACCAAAGTGGCTACATGGGGCGCAAATATGCTGGCGAAAGCCAAAGAGGTAATGAACAGCATGGTTACTGGCATTGTAACCATTGTGAAAGAAGTACCGCAGAAAATCTGGAACTGCATCATAGGTGCGGTTACAAAAGTAGCCACATGGGGAAGTAATATGCTGAACAAAGCCAAAGAGGTAATGAACAGCATGGTTACTGGCATTGTGAACATTGTAAAAGAAGTGCCGCAGAAAATCTGGAACGCCATAGTAGGCGCAGTTACCAAAGTGGCTACGTGGGGAAGTAATATGCTGAACAAAGCCAAAGAGGTAATGAGCAGCATGGTTACTGGCATTGTGAATATTGTAAAAGAAGTGCCGCAGAAGATTTACAACAGCATTTCTGCCGCCATATCCAAAGTAGCCCAGTGGGGTACAGAGGTAAAGAATAAAGCGGTAGAGGGTATGAAAAATTGCGTAAGCGGTATTGTGAACGCTTTTTCTAATATCGGCAGCTCTTTTGCGGACATAGGAAGTAACATTGTGCATGGTATCTGGAACGGCATAAGCAACGGCTGGAACTGGCTAAAAGACAAAGTTTCAAGCCTTGCAAGCAGCCTGCTAGATGCGGCAAAGAGCGCTTTAGGGATTGCCAGCCCGTCAAGGAAATTCAGGGACGAAGTAGGCGTATTCATGGCGCAGGGTATAGGTGTGGGCTTTTCTGATGAAATGGGAAAAGTAAACAAGCAGATAGAGGACAACATACCGCAGGAGTTTGATATAGGCGCAAAAGTCAATGTAAGCAAAGATTTTACCTATGACACGGACGACGACGGGAAACCAAAGCCAAAGCCGAAAGGCGGCGGGGCAGCAGGCGGCTTTACCGTGATACAGAATATCTATGCAGATACCACGGACTATGCAAAGCAGCAGAAAGAGGCTGCAAGGCAATTCAGAATGATAGCAAGGACGGTGTAGGGCATGGAAAATGAAAAGCTGACATTTACAAATTCACGGGGCGAGAGCCTGGAACTGGGGACGGAAAGTATATTTTTCTGCAACATAAGCAAGGACGTAGGCGGCATAGCGGGCGTTACGAATGTGATTTACAGCACAAACAGCATGGGGCAGCACGGCGACACATACGTAGGGCAGCGCATAGAGGCACGGGACATGGATATTTTAGGGCATATCAATACACGGGACAAGGCGCAGGCATTACAGCTGCGCCGCCAGATGCTTAAGATACTTAACCCAGAGCTGGGCGGCACTCTGACCTATGAATACGGCGGCTTTAAGCGTGTGATAAATTGCAGGACGTTTGGAGAGCCGAAGATAGAGAGAAAAAGCGTGCTGTATGAGTTTTCTTTCCAGCTGGAGTGCCTTAACCCGTTCTGGCGTGAAGAGGACGAAACAAAAGAGGATATAGCAAGCTGGGTGGCTGCGTGGCATTTCCCCTGCGTGATTGACAAGGACGACAGTAAAAGCATGATATTTGGCTACAGAGCCGAGAGCGTGATAGTGGACTGCTACAACGAGGGCGACGTGTCAACGGGTATGCGCATACGCTTTACGGCGCTGGGGACGGTAAGCAATCCCATTCTGCTAAACGTGGATACCGAGGAATTTATACAGGTAAACGCAGTGATGCAGACGGGCGACGTAATAGAGATTAACACGAAATACGGCAGCAAGGGCGCTAAACTGATACGGGACGGGAAAGAAACGGATTATTTCCGCTATATCGACGTAGACAGTACATTCATGCAGCTTGCCATAGGCGACAATAATTTTAGGTATGATGCAGCAGGCGGCGTAAATTCGCTGGAAGTGGCGATTTTCTACAATAAGGAATTTTTAGGAGTGTGACGGCATGGAGATTAGGGTATTTGACAAGACGGTAGAGCCGCTGGGGACGATAGACGAAATGGCAAGCCTGCTATGGCACACGAAATACTTTGACGTGGGTACATTCAGCCTGCTTGCGCCGATTACGGACAATAACAGCCGTTTGCTGGTAGAGGGCAACATACTTACCAAGCACGACGGCAAAAAGGAAGTACAGACCGCAGACGGCGGGATATGGCGCAGGGCTGCGCAGATTACCTACGTACATATAACCAAAGACGAGAACGGGCTAGAGCAGCTAGAGGCGCAGGGCTATATGTTGAGCCGCTGGCTTAACAAGCGCTGCATCTGCCCGCAGATTGTGGCGACAGCCACGAACCAGAGCCTTATAAACACAATGGTAACAAAGAACTGCGGCAGCGGGGCGGGCGCAAAGCGGCGTTTCCCGCAGTTTGTCACGCTGCCGCAGGATACCATAGCAGGCAGCAGCGTTGAGTACGCAAACGAGGTATACGCAAAGCTGGGGCAGGAAGTAAAGGCGAGGGCGCAGGCTGGCAAGCTGGGCTATGACATTCTGGTAAACGAAAGAGAGAAGAAATACGGCTTTTATCTGTATAAGGGCAAAGACCTTACGGCGGCAAACAACGACGGTAACACGCCCTGCATATTTTCCCGTGACTTTGACAACGTGAACGAGCAGGAGTACACAGCCAGTATAGAGAACTGCGGGAACTTTATCTATGTGCAGGGGGCGGCAGACGACAACGGCAGCCAGCCCGTAGTTACCGTGGACGGAGAGGGCGCAGCGGGCTTAGAGCTGGAAGAGGTTTTTTGTGATGCCACGGACATAGCAAGGAAGTACCAGAGCGGGGAAACAGAGGTAACAATACCGCTTAATACCTATCTGGCTATGCTTAAGACAAGGGGCGGCGCAGAACTGGAAAGCTACGGGAAAACGATAAACTTTGTGAGTACCATAAACACAAATTCTAACTTGAAATTCAAGAGCGATTTTGATTTAGGCGACCGTATCACTTGCAAAGAGGAAAAGTGGGGGATACAGATAGACGCACGCATAACAGAAGTGACAGAAACGTACCAGAAAGGCGAGGAAACCATAGAGGCGACTTTTGGGGACAGCCTGCCTACGCTGGTAGACCAGATAAGGAAAGTGAGGTAGAGGGAATGGCAGACAGCTTACCATTTAACGCCATAAAGGTAGATGGAGAATTTGACAGGGTATTTAAAGCCGAGGACTGGGCGTGGTATTTTGCCACGTTCTTAGCAAGCGGCGTATTCCCAAAGCCGAGCGACGGGCTGCAAGTAGTGGCACATAGCGGCATGGAAATAAGGGTAAATATGGGATACGCCTTTATAAACGGGTACGCCTTTAGAAACCCAACAAGCAAGGGAGTAATGCTGGATAGGGCAGAGGGGGCGCAGAATAGGGTAGACAGAGTGGTAGTGCGCTGGGACTTAGTGCTGCGGGACATTTACATAGACGTGCTTAAGGGCGTGCCGTCTGCAAAGCCAGTGGCAGCAGCCTTAACACGTAATACGGAAGTATGGGAGCTGGCGCTTGCGGACATTTATGTAGGCAAGGGCGTAACAAAGATACTGACGCAGAACATCACAGACCAGCGCTTTAATAGTGCCGTCTGCGGCATTGTAGTAGGGACGGTAAAGGAAATAGACGCAAGTGTACTTACAAAGCAGTTTACGGACTTTTTCAATACCTACAGCGCAGCCGTGCTGGACGAGTTTAGCGTATACAAGCAGAACATGGAAAAGTACCTTACAGAGCTGGCGGGTATATATGAAAGCTACGTAACCCAGACAGAAAGCCTTTTTACGCAGTACGAAAGCCAGTTTAACGAGCGCTACACAACGTTTGAGAACACATTGAACAACTGGGACGAAGAGCTTTTGAAAGCCTATACTGCTTTTATGGCAAATATGCAGCTTTTCCAGACAGAGGCGCAGAACGATTTTAACGCATGGTTTGAGGCTATCAAGGGGCAGCTGGGGGAAGATGCGGCAGGGCAGCTACAGCTTGAAATAGACGGGCTTACGGCAGCAGTGCAGGAGCTTACGCAGGCGGCAGCGGCAGGAACGGCAGAAACGAAAGAGGCACTTAAGGGGCTGGAAGAGCGGGTAAAAAGGATAGAAAGCGGCTGGGGCATTGATTATAAGCACGACGCAGTATTAGGGCTTTGCTACATGGGCGCAGCCTACATGAGCCAGCATTACGAAAGAGAGGTAGACACGGCAGTATTAGGGCTTGCTTATGCGGGCAATTCCTATCTTGCAAATACATTTTAGGAAAGGTGGCAGACCATGAAAGGATTTCCAAAGACATTAAAGACCAAAGAGGACTATTACAACTGCCTTGCTATGGTGGCGGCTGGGGAGCTGGCGGCGGCTGATTTGCTGGCAAAGATTGAGAGCGCAGAGGCGCAGCGCCATATACAGTGCGCAGTAGTGGAGGCGCAGCCAGAAAAGAAAGCCGTAACGCTTATCTACTGCGACGAGGCAGCAGCAGGCATGAAGTTTACGGCGGGCGGCGTATCTGGCACGGTGCAGGCAGTAACGCACGTACAGAGCGGCGAGGCGCAGGTAGCAGGAGAGGCGGCGAATGACCGCACGGCGCTTACACTGTCTAAGGCAGTGGCGGCAGACTGCACCGTGATTGCGCTGGAAACGGCAGAAACCGTGGCAGGCATGACAACTGACGACATTACAGCATTGAAAGGAGTGTTAAAACAGTATGAGTAGGTTAATGGTTGACGACGTGACAAAGACCGACGCAAGGGCGCTTTTGAACGTAAACAAAATGGCTATGATTAGCGATATTGTAGCGCCCAGCAACGAGTATATGTACGCCAGTGGTGCAAACGAGCTGACGGTAGTAGAGGGCTGCGTTATCGCAGTGGGCGGCGCTGGCATATTTAAGACGGGAAACACAGTGCTTACGGCTGCTAATCTGGACGTAGGCAGCGCTTTTGCCGTGGGTAATGATTACTACGTATATATCTGCGACAGCAGGATTGATGCGGCAGACGAGCGGTATATCATTTCCCTTAATTCCACGTACCCTAATGGCTGGAACGCAAGCAACAGCCGAAAAATAGGCGGCTTTCATTACGGGCGCTGCCGTAAGGTAGACGGCAATTTGCAGCCCGTGAACAGCAGCGGCGTTATCTTTGGCACTGGCTGGGAAAGCGCAGTAAGCAGCGGCATTGTGCCACGTTCTGTATGGACGCTGGGACACCGCCCGAAATGCAGCCCAGAGGGTATGGTATATCTGGGCGGCGGCACATGGGTAGACATTTACCTTAACAGCGACGACGGCGCAAAGGGCTTAAAGTCCTCTTACAACTGCGCACCCGCCACGGGTACAGAGGGGCTGAACTGGTACAATTTTGTAGAACGTCTGGCAAAGAGCGGTAAGCGCCTGCCAGATTACAGCGAGTTTTGCGCCTACGCTTTTGGCAGCCCGCAGGGATTGGATAACGCAAATACAAACGCATGGACGGCGACCACGAATACGGGCAGGGGCGTTACGGGCAGCGTGGTTAATGCTGTTTCTGCCGTAGGCTGCGTAGATGCCGTGGGGCGTGTTTGGGAATGGCTTAACGACCTTATCACAAGGGCAGAACACGCCACAAATGCAGATTACCACCCTACAGCAGCGTGGGGCTGGGATAAGAAAACGCCGCTTAAGACGGGCGAGAAAAATTACGACGTTGGCAATATCTACCAGTATTACGCATATTCTTTGGCGGCGCTGCTAGCGGGCGGCAGCTGGAGCAGTGGCGCTAATGCGGGCGCGCGTGCCGTGCATTGCGGCAATTGCCCGTGGAACGTGTACGGCAACGTTGGCGGGCGTGGGGCGTGTGACTCCATGTAGACGGCGGGCGAAAGCCCAGCCGACTACTACGGGGGTGTGAAATGACGACGCAGGGAAAAACAGACCAATTACACCAGAAAATATATGATTTCCTGCTATACATATACCCGCTGCTAAGCAAGTACCCAAAATTTGAAAAATTCAGCCTGCAAACAGCGACCAGAAACGCAATACTGGAAATGCTGCAAGAGGTAATCAAGTGGGACAAGACGGCGACGAAAAGCCATTTATACGCAGCGGATACGGCGCTACAGCAGAGTAAGGAGCTGCTGCGGCTGGCAAACGATTTGAAGTATAGCGCAATGAACGCCCAGCACTACGGCACGAGCAGCCGAAAGCTGAAAGAGATAGGCGTTATGCTGGGGGAACTCATAGAAGAGGTAAAAAATATTGGCTATCTGGTGAAACTGGATACCAACGGCTATTGCCCGGAAGTAATCCGTAAGCTGACGGAAAAGGGGCTTGTGGACTATATAGCGATGGATATTAAAAATGATTTGAAAAAGTATGGGGGAACGGTGGGGATACAAGGGATAGATGCAGGAAGGATTATGGATTCTATCCGGTGGATAATAAATGGCAAGATGGATTATGAATTTCGGACAACGGTAGTGAAGGAATTGCACGGCAGAGAAGATATGTCTGCCATAGGCAAAGCGATAAAGGGGGCAAAAGCATATTTTTTACAGGGATATCAGGAGAGCGGGGGAGTGATTGCCCCAGGATTTCACGCATATGGCAAAGAGGAGATGGAGGAGTTGGCAGAGTGGGTTAAGCCTTTTGTTCCGAATGTGCAATTAAGGGGAGTGGAGTGAATGGGTAAAATGTGAACCTAGAAAATAGAATAATATTTCCGGCGGATTCTTCCGGTGAACCCATAATCAATAATAACAGGGCGGTTACGGAGTATTCCCCAATTGGCGGGGCGGCACAAATCGGTGACAAGAAGATTATATTTACGGGGGATATAACTGAAATTGCTTAATTGAAAAAGCTCCCGGTTATTTTTGACATGAAAATAATCTCGGACATAAGAAAAGTCCGTAATCGGGCCCGCCTTTTCCATAATAAGGAAATGGTTATCATGTGAGATAAACAAGGTTTTTGCAAAAAGGTCAGAGTCATCCATTTCGGAAATAATGGCTTCTACTTGATTTTGGGCATAGCCTTTTTTGTTTTTGGCAGCCTTTAATGCGGTACCGTAGCCCAAATCATATACCATGCGCCCTGAACCGCTGCCGAGTGTCGGATATGTTCCATTGTAAAGATTATTTAGTATATTAGACAAATCAATTGTGCTGTTCATGCCGTTCCACCTGAAATATTTGTAATATATTATCATTATATGGAAGGAAGTGGAGAATCGTGCGCGCTGCCTATG